TCTTTGAGTAAAGTAATGGAAAAGTATGCGAATTATCGCGGGGTTGATGAGATGTCGATGGACGAATTTCGCGAGCACCTAAAATCAATTCAATGATGCCCGATCCGTACGCTCAGGTAAGTGGCGTGACGCTCTACCACGCCGACTGCCGCGACATTTTGCCACAGCTGAGTGCCGAGACGCTCATCACCGACCCGGTGTGGCCGGGTGCCGAGGTGCCGCTCAAGGGGCGAGACCACGCTGGCTGGCTCCTTCGATCTACACTTCAACTGCTGCCGTGCGGAGCCGAGCGGCTTGCCATCCAGCTCGGCTGTGACACCGATCCACGTTTTCTTGATGCCGTGCCAGAGTGGTGGGACTTCTTCCGCGTGGCGTGGCTGGAGCTTCCGCGCAAGGCGCCTCGTGGGCGGCTTCTCCACACCAGCGATGTGGCGTATCTCTTCGGCGACCCGCCGCCGTCGCGAGAGGGTCATCACGTGATCCCCGGTCGGTATATCGACCCCGATCCGAACGGCAAGCAACGCGACCACCCGACACCGCGCAAGCTGGGCCACGTCGAGTGGCTCGTCAAGTGGTGGAGCTTCCCAACGGACACGATCATAGACCCCTTCGCGGGAAGCGGCACCACGGGCCTCGCCGCGATGCGATGGGATCGAAAGTGCGTCTTGATCGAGATCAAGGAAGAGCACTGCGAGACCGCGGCCCGCGTTCTGGAGCAAGAAGCGAGACAGCCAACCTTTGCTTATGCCTGACACCCTCCACATCCAGCTAGGCCTTGACTTTTTGAACGACGTTCAGATTTCGATGCAAAACACCGATACCCCTCTTCCCGACGCCCCCGACGGCCTCCCGGTCGTAGGGACCGCCCAAGACGCGAAGGCGGCGGTGCGGGATCTCTTTGCGGAAGACCGCCAGCTCGCCAAGCGCCAGGCGCGGATAAAAATCGACCGGCTGAAAGTGCGCTACCGCGTTGGATTCGTCGTCTCGCGACTCCGCGAGATCGGCACGTACGGCGACGACGCGGTAGGGTGGCTGTCGGGGCAGACGGGGCGCTCAAGGCGCGTGCTGTACCAGTGCCGCCAGTTCTACGCTTTCATCCACTCGCTTGACGTGAGCCTTTCCGAGTGGCTTGAAAAGCAGGACTACCCCTCGTGGACGACGTGCCGGAAGCGAGCTCGGCGGGCGTTGCGAGTGGCTGGCGAGACGGAGGAGGAAAAGCGCCAGCGGGAAATGCAGGACCTTCGCGACGAGGCGAAGACCCTTGAAGAGCAGGCCTTCGACCTTGACGAAAAGACCGAGCAGATGCAGGCCCGATACGGCGAGACCGAGGCGGTGCGCGAGGCGCGAGGGGTGGCCGACCTGATGAAAGAGAAAGCAAGCGAATACCGCCGCCAGGTCCAGCCGCACAGCCCGCAGGGCGACGCTGCGCCGCGCCTTGAAGACGAGGACTACTTGGACCGCGTGCGCCGCTACGAATGCGTCTGCTGCGGGCAACCGGGCGCGGTTCCGCACCACGTCGAGTCCAGCGGGACGGGCGCAAAGACGCACGACAGCGACACGATTCCGCTTTGCCAGACTCACCACGACGAATACCACCGCTCCGACCCAGAGGCGTTCAATGAGCGGTGGGATCTGGACCCGTGGTTTACCGCGCACCGCATCTTTCAGGAATATGCCTACGACCTTCCTGTTGGCACGCTTCTTCCACAGCCGCCCGCAACCCAACAATGACCGACCAGAAGCAAAAACCCGAGACGCAAAAGCAATCCATGCCCAAACGCATCCAGCGGAAGCGGACGAAGGGGTACCGGATGCCTGACGGCGCGAAAAGCGTGGCGCGGCCGTCGCGCTGGGGTAATCCGTACCGAGTGGAAGACTGCGAGAGCCGCGCCGCCTGCCTCGAAAAATTCGAGGCGTACGTCCAGCGCCGCCTCCGTGAAGACCCCGACTGGCTCGCGCCGCTCCGTGGATACGATCTCGCTTGCTACTGCGCACTGGATGAACAGTGCCACGCTGACGTTCTCCTCGAATACGCAAACCAACCAATTCGCCATGGAGATTGAAAATGACGAGACGCGACTTGGCTACCCCATCAAGGACACCCCCAAGCTCCTCAACGTGATGGGAGCCCCTCGCGCTTGGATAGAAGAAGAGGGCTATGATGCGAAGCACGGTCGTGTAGGGGACGTGTGCGACGATTACGAGCGGCTCCTTCGCGTCATCCAGCTTCTTCTGGCCACGCGCCGCCTCGACCGCGAGGATGTGGCGGAAGTGGTCGATGTAGAAGAACACCTTTTCTGACCCCCTCCCTTGACAAAATCGCCACCGAAACGGGATTTGGACACCCACAGCCTATGACCAAGCGAGACGCACGAAAAAATAGCGACGTTCATTTCAGATCAATGAACGAGCGCTGCGAAGCCATCACGACGAAGGGCGTGCGGTGCAGCCGTAACGGCACGCGGTGGAAACTGGACTTGACGGGCCGTGTGCGATGGGTGTGCAAAGAGCACGACGATCCCCACGCGCGCTTTTTCACGGATCCCATGACGACAACTGCGAGCGAACAGCAAACCGACCAATGAACGACCGCGAAACCCAAAAGGCCATCAGCGAGACGCTTCGCCAGATCAACGAGCGCCTGCGTGAGGAGTGGGAACGGGAGCGCCGCAAGCGTGAGGGGTACGATGCTTGGAGTGCGGTACATCAGATCCAATCCGAGCGCATGGAGACGTACGCGCGAGCGATGAAGATTGTGGATGAGCACCTTCATCGACTGTCTCTCAAAGAAGAATCAGACCGATGAGCACCCCAGACGCCAAATTTTTCCTTGACCTCACCGATCTCGTCCCGCGACGGGAGACGTGCGAGAAGATGAGCAAGCGCGGATTCGACATGGTCACCCATTTTTTCTGGGACCACGACCGCATCCTGCGTGCGGAGAGGGGCTTTCATCCGTCTCCCGTCGCGACGCGTCTGCCCGCGCCGACCGCTGCGGAGTTGGGCGCGGCGCTGCCTGAAACCATTGAGCTTGCGGACGGGAAACGCTTTTTCCTTCAAGGTTGGCCTTTGGGTGAGACTCACTTTGTTCAGTACAACCCTCTAAATCATGGGGGCAGATCAAAATTTGAGGTTCGCTTCCATACCGAAGCGGAGGCCCGCGCGTGGCTCTGGCTGCGTCTCGAATCGGAGGGGTTGCTTCTTGAAGACGACGACTGACGCCATGATGACCGTCGGATCACTTTTCGCGGGGATTGGCGGCTTGGACCTCGGCTTCAAGCGAGCGGGCTTCGAGGTGATCTGGCAATGCGAGCAGGACGACTTCTGCACCAAGATTCTGAACAAGCACTGGCCTGATACGCCAGTCTACGACGATGTCCGAAAACTCTACACAGACGACGGACCAAACCCCGAAAGACCCGACATCCTCTGCGGGGGGTTCCCTTGCAAAGATATCAGCTTGGCAGGAAAGGGCGCGGGCCTTGACGGAGAGCGGTCGGGTCTTTGGTGGCAGTATCACCGAATCATTGGCGCGGTACGACCCCGGTACGCGGTCGTGGAGAACGTGCCAGCGCTTGTTGGGCGGGGGCTTCCAGCGATTCTCGGAGCGCTTTCCGAGATCGGGTACGATGCGGAATGGGAGATTGTATCGGCGGCAGCGCTTGGTGCCCCGCACGTTAGAGAGCGCCTCTTCATTGTTGCCTACCCCAACGGCAGCGGATGCGGAGCGAAGCAGCGAGGAATATCTTGGGGGGAACCCGACGCTGTTGGGCAGCGCGAGATGTTGGCCGACGCCGACAGCGCAGGACGGGAAGAACTCGACGTTACCGCCCAGCCAGCGGGACCGGGACACCCTACCGGGCGCGACGATCCGGCGGATGTGGCCGACGCCAAACGGGAGCGATGCGACAAGAGGCCCGGACTACGCGAAAGCGAATCGAGAGGAAGCAGGCGGCGACGATTTGACGACAGCGACCTGCAAAGCGGAGGAACGTACTGGACAACTCAACCCCGCGTTCGTCCGCTGGCTGATGGGGCTCCCAATCGGGTGGCTCGAATTAGAGGATACGGAAACGCCGTAGTGCCCCAAGTGGCCGAATACGTCGCCCGCCTTGTGATGCGCCACGCGCTATAGACCGATGAGCCACCCAACGAAAGACACAGCCGAAGAGGTCGCCAAGCGTCACGGGAAGGACGTGGTGATTGTCTTTCACGTGGACGCCCAAGAAGGTCAGTGGGGGTACGCCAGCTATGGCAAAGACCGCGCGCATTGTGAGGCAGCTCGGGGGTTGGCCGATGCGATGTACGAAGCAGGAGAAAAGCATTTGATGCGGAACGACATGCCCTCAAAAGCGACCGACCAATAACCTATGCCTGACACGTGGAAGCACTTTGCAGAGCAGCACCCCGACCGCATCGTCGGCAGGGACTCGGGTGCGATGGATCAGCAGGAAAGCATGGGCCAAGACGCCAGAGCCTCCGTCCAGGTTTGCCGCGTGCCGGGGGTCGGCCCGAGCGTGAACGAAGCCCTCGCTGGCAAGCTTGCCAACCGCATCCAGGCCAAAAAGAAGTGGGGAGAGAAGGTAAAGCGCGCCGCTGACTTACACGAGCCGGAGCGCTTCCCCGTGCGGATTCTCTATCGCACCTTTATTCCTTCGGGGCGGACGCCACGAGACGCTGACGGAACCGCAGCAGCCTGCAAAATCGCGCTTGACGCATTGGAAGACCTCGGGGTCCTGCCGGACGACGACGGCGCTCACGTCGCCGCTGTGACGCTTGAGGCCCCGCGCCGGACTCCAAGCACGCTCGCTACCGAAATCGTCCTCATCGAAGACTGACTCCCGCAAAAACGTAGCCCCCAACAATGACTCAAGACGACTGGACTGATGGCCTCCACGAAGGTATTCCCGCCGAGGAGTATCACGATCTGGACCGTTGCTCGAATAGCCGCCTCTCGCTTTTGCAGCGCAGCCCTGCCCACGCAAAGGAGGCGATGGACAACCCGACGCCCTCCACAAAGGCACAGCGGATCGGGACGGCAACCCACACGGCGATCTTAGAACCGGACCTGCTTGATGACACCGTGGCCGTGGCCGGGCAGTGCGCTGGCATTACTAACAGCGGAAGTCGGTGCAGCCGTAGCGGCAAACTGCGCCGCAGCGGCCAATGGTTTTGCGGCACGCACGATCCTGGGTCTGAGAAGGTCGGCGAGGCCTTTGGTGGGCTCGTGGTGAAGAGCGAGCAGATGGAGCGCATTGAGGAGATGCGCGATAGCGTGCACGAGCACGAGACAGCTTCCGACCTGCTGAAGGGTCGTACGACGGAGCTGACGGCGCTCTTCGGCCATGATCACGTCGATGAGGACACGGGCGAGGTGTATGAGCTTGCGTGCAAAGCGCGGTTTGACGCCTACGACGCGGGCAACTGCGTTCTTGTTGACCTGAAGACGACGCGTGACGCATCGAAGGAGTCCTTCCAGAAAGACGTATGGCGAAATGGCTACTTCCGGCAACTCGCGTTCTACCGCCACGCTCTGGCCGAATGCGGGCGCGGGCCGATAGACGCCTATATCATCGCTGTCGAGAAGAAGCCCCCGCATGCTGTGGCCGTCTACGAGCTCACTGAAATGACGCTGAAAGCCGGGTGGCGCCAGCTGGAAGACTTGCTCGCCCAATACGCGGAGTGCGAGCGGGCCGCCTACTGGCCGGCCTATCCTGAAGAAGCGCAGGAGCTGGAGCTTCCGCACTGGGCGTGGGACAAGCTTTGACACCTACGGTACTGCCGGAGAGTCATTTTTTAGCGGAGGCGTGGTTTTGGCGCGCTGGCCTCACCGTAGTCAAGATTTGTCTACGGCGATCTCGTCGGTGACGTGGGTCCAGTTGTGTCCGTGTTTGATATGGGATACCGTTTGACGGGAAACGCTGAAGTGCTGACCAACCTCCTTGTCTGTCATTGAGGTCTCCCACGCCCATTTGTATATCTGCGCTGCCTCTTCTTCCGTCAGCTTGCTTTTATGGATGGGGCGTGTCCACTCAAGATTTTCAAGGCAGGGGTCTTCATCGGGGTCAATGCGCGTTGCGTGCATTTTCGGATTTTCGGGCTCGGGGCCGTGGACGAGGAGCACGAGGCGGGCGACTGACCTGTGTGTCTGCTTCCCTTCCTTGGAAAGGGTCACCAGCAGTACCTCATCCTTGCTGATGAAAGTATGGGCGCTCTTTTCCCCTACGGGGCGATCATAACTCTCTCTCCCATGCGGGGCGACATGGACCTCTCGACCGAGAGAGCGCACACGTCCCTGATCGGAGACCTCGTACAGTCCCTCGTAGCCGGGGACGGGTGCCCACGTTTCGCCTTCGGTGTCACTCATAGAATGCGGTTGTCATTCGGTTCAAGGAGAGTCGTCTCCGCCCAGTTAGTTGCGTTCGTACTTTTTGGGGGTGCGGGCCCGATACTCACCCGTCTCTTCCTCGCGCTCGCGCTTGATGTCGTCAAACATCTCCCCGACAGCGGTGTCGCAGAAATGTTTTAACTCGCGCCCCCAAAGCCAGTTGATCTGGCACATCATCCACACCCCTTCAAACGAGTACGCATACTGCCTGGGGCCGCCCGCCTCGGTGACGGCGAGGTGCAGGTCGTAGTCGGGAAAGTACGCGAGCGATGCGGAGGGGTCCTCGCCAGCGGCGTTGATGCGAGACTGCTGCGACTGGAGCGTCTGCCCGAGCCAGAAGTATCGCTCGTCTCCCTGCGGTCCGCCGACATGTATGCCGCACATGCTGGCGTAGATGCCTCGCAGTCGTTTGGAGTGGCCTTCGAGGTCGCGGCCGAGGGCGTCGGCGGCTTGGACGAGGCGCCGGCGAAACGTCCCCAGGCCGTCGGCTGTGAACCGCTCCTGCCGGTCGCCATCGACGAGGCGGAGCCGAAGGCGTGGGGTCTTCATCGGGGGGCTCATGGTCTGCTGGTTTTTGGGTGAGGCAGAGAGGTTCAGTTGCGCTGCTCGGGCGGCCCGCACAGCCCCACGTCGGTGACGGTTACCCCCTCGCTGGTGCCATTCCAAAATCGCTCTACTGCGTCAATCACCGCCCGCGCTTCGGCAGGCGAGAGATCGGCCACGCGGTCCACCAGCGTCTGTTTGTCTACCTCGTATTTCTCGTAGAGCGCGGGGGGCACGTCGTGCAGCTCGTGAGAGAGTTGTCGGGCGGCGCTGGTCGTTTAGTCAAACAGGGTGCCATTCAAGGCGTCGCAAAGCAAGAGCGCTTGGGGGCGAGGGAAGGCGGGCAGAACCTCGGCGAGCAGGTCGTAGTAGATTCCGAGGTCGCGCTTGGCGGCGACATTCTTGGAAGTCGCGCGGGGGCCGCCCACGCGCGCTTCGAGTTTGGGTAGGAGGTCGCCGCTGCGAAATTCGATTCGGGGGGTGCCTTCGGAAGATCGTGGCATGGAGACTGCGTTGGTTGAGTGTGTGCGGGAAAGGGTTTGGGAGAAAGGAGACTGAAAGCCTCCGCCCTGCCCGCCCGTTCGGACGGGCAGGAGCGCAGGTTTCCAGCGCGGTTATAGGTTCTGGATTTCTTCGCCTGCGCCCAAATCTGTCAGGAGGTTTTTGGCGCAGGAGAGGGCCTTCTTCTCTTCAGTTCGCGACGGCACCGCGACATACAACGTGCCTTGCATCATGGGGTGCTCGTTCTCGGCGAACATCATGTCGATGGTTACACCGCGCTCCGCGAGTTCTTCTACGAAATCCTGCCAAGACGCGCCTTTGATCTCACGGTAGGTCTCGCCCATTTCAAGCAAGTCCGGTTCTCCAGCATCCGCCGTATCACCGATCTCAAGGACGATCTCGGCCTCGCTCTCGGGTCCACCTACGATTCGCGTGCTCTCGAAATCGTAGGTGACGGAAATGTACGCGGGACAGGACGGGGTTTCGGGGTCGCCTTCGAAGAACGAGCCGACGTAATAGTCGCCAGATTCTTCGGCTTCTTCTGCCGCGCGGACGGCAGAGGTCAGGGTGTGCTTCTCGGGTTCTGGGGCTATGTCGGTCATGGTTTGGGGGTTGGGTTGGTGAGGGAGTGCGCGGATGCAGGCCCCGGCGCGGAGATCGAATCCGCGCTGAACCCATCCAGGCGGGGCTGTCTGTTTTGGGCTGGGGTGGGCTCACTCCGGCTCTGGCTCGACGCCCTGCTCCTCGCAGAGCGCTTCGTATTCTTCGCGGGTAAGGCCGATACCGAGCGTGACGCCGCCCATCAGGCAGCCGTAGTCGGTCGGCCAGCCGCGCATCTTGGTGGGGTCGGTCAGCTTGCCCAAGCGTTCGGGTGCTCTACAGTAGTCGGAGTGCGGGCCGATGTATACTTTGCCGCAGCGCTCAACGGTGGCGGTGCCCCAGCCAGAGTAGCCCTGGACGTAGTTGCGGTCAAGGTCAGCAGCAGTCATGGTTGTCGAGGTTTTTGGTCTTGGAGAGATTGGGGGTGGAGTTCGTCGGATGCTCACGCTGCGCCGCATTCGCAGGCAGCGCTTTTCGAGTAGCGCGCGCCGCAGTTGGCCTCGTGGCGCTCGTCGCGGTAGGAGGGCTCGTAGTCGGCGTTGGCCTGCTCGCGCTCGGTGCGCGTGCGGTCGGCGGCATCAACGAGATCGCCGACGGTCGTCTCTTTGTCTTTGATCTTTTCCCAGCCCGCCTTCATCTGGAGGTTTTTCGCCGCGTCGTCGGCGAGGCCGTCGAGGTAGTCGGCGAGGGCCGGGTCAAGGTCGCGAGTGTACACCATGTACCCGACACCCGGCGACCGGGTGATGGTCACAGGCTGCTCGGGGTGCTTCTCGGCGAGGTGAGCGCCATACTGCTCGTACTCGGCGCACGCCTCGTCGAACATGTCTTTCTCTTCCGCCGTGATCGGGAACGTCTTGACGCGCCGCTCGAACTTGTCCGGCAGCTGGCGCTGGAGGTTCGACTCCAAGCGCTGCACCCGGCCAGTGCAGAGTTCCTCGCCGTCCACGTCAATGCGCATCGCGAGGTGGCCGCTGCTTTTGACGAGCGTAGCGGTGGCCGTTTTTTTACCGTCTTCGATTTTGCGGTTGAAAAGGGTTTGGTTGAGAGGGCTTTCCATTGTATTAAGGGAGGAGGTGACTGTGATGAGAGAGTGCGAGAACATCAGGCCCCGGCAGCAGGATCGAACTGCTGCTTTCCCGTCCAGGCGGGGCGGAGGCGGTTTAAGATGCTTCTTCGAGGTCTTGCGCGGCCAGAGCGGCGTCGCGGACGGTGCCGATGTCCTCTTCGACCATCGTCTCGCTGTCGGCGTGGGCCGTGCTCCAGACCTCTTTTGCGTCAGTCACGGTGCCGAGGGCTCCGTACTCGCCCAGCCAGAAGGCATAATCCCTGCCGGACTGACCCACGCACTGCACGAGTGGCCACTCTACGCCGCGCTCGTCTGTGTACGTGGGGGCAATGCCGAGCTCGTCGGCGACGGCCTCGGAGAGACGCTTTTCCGTGTCGGTGGCATTGGCGTATGTAGTGAGACGCTCGGTGTCGGAGACTGTCATGGTATTGAGGGTTGTTTGTGAGAGAGTGTGTGAGTGCCGGCCCCACGCCACGGCCCGAGCGTGGCTGCATCCCAGGTGGGGCGAGTGAGAGATTACGCTTCCTCGGTCGTCTCCACGACCCAGTAGTCGACGCGGTCCATCCCGCCGGGGTGGAGCTTCCCATGCACCGGGCTGTCGTCCGCCGTCACGTCGGCGCCGACGAGCTCGCGCGCCTCTTCCCACGTCTTCGCGGGAGCGTAGAGGTCGCTCTGCTCGTAGTAGACGCTGTCTCCGCCCTCGTCGATGCCAGTGACCATGTGGACGACAGGGTGCCCGTCCGTCTCGGGGTCGTATTCGCCCGGGAAGTGCTTCCGCGTGGCGATCTCGTCGTTGTGGCCGTTGCCGGCGTGAGATTTGATGTCGTACGTGAGGTGCTCTTCGGTCGAGGTCATAGTGTCGAGGGGGCTGTGTGTGAGTGTGTGCGTTTGGGCGGGATCTTTCCCCCGCCTTGTCGCTGCACTTATAGGGCCGTATAGGACAGGCGTTCCGTATAGGACAGGTATATTAGAGTTCTTTGTCGTTACTTAACATTTCTGCTTCGATGCGAGATAGCATCTTCCGTGCTGCGCCGTTTGCTGCGCGCCGCCCTTGCTCAATCTTGGCGAGCGCGGAGCGGGCATGATCTTCGGGGTAGTCGAAGACCAAGACGCCAAGCTCGCGCTGGGTCATTCCCAGCTTATCGCGCAGCGCGCGTACTTCGTCTGGGTCAGAAAACTTGTTCGGCATGGAGTTACTCGTAACGGATTTTGAAGAGGGTATCGGCGATGCTACGACGGCGTACGTACTTCTCGTGAGCAGGAGGGAGGTGTTTCTTCACTGTCTTAGAAAAGACTTTCCAGCAATGTGCTTCGGGAACGTCCCTGCCAGCGCTCAAACCTGATCTGTTAAGCAGGTCTGACCCACATAGAAGCAAAAGCCTCATCCACTTTCTTTCGCGACGGAGGGCTTTCTTTTCGTGACTTCGTGCGCCTCGCACGGAGTCAAGGGTGATCATTCTGGGCTTGACGTTCCTCTCTGCGAGGCTGTCAATCCATTCCGAAACCGCAGGTGAGGTCTGCCCGGTTATGTGCTGCCGAAATCTGTGCCCGCGATCTCGTGTGATTCCGACATACCTAAAAAACCCTTCGGGTGCTGTGAGTCCGTAGACGAAGACTTCTCTGCGCATAGGGTTGCCTTGTGTTGTCCTAATGGGACATTAGAAAATGTCCTATACGGCCCCGGTTCCTTACCGCTGTGTCCGTCACGTTTTCTTCACACTTGCGCACGAACACGCACGCATGTCACGCGGGAGACGACTCCGCTCACGCGGAGATAGACCGCGAGGTGCAGTTGCTGGAGCCGACGCACGCGCCCTCCCTCCGTTAAGAAAAGTTAAGGTCTCGCCGCACGCGCCGCCGCCGCTTGCAGCATACGCCGGCGCGATCTGCCATATTCCGGGGCGAAGCCTACACACGCGCCACAGACGCGGATTGCCCTGATCGGCCGGGCCCGCCTTGAGAGGCCACAGACGCCGCTCGCTCTGGCGCCGAAGCGTTAGAGCGGACGGAGGGGGAGCGCCGTGGTGGATCGGGTGGGTCCACCGTGGGCACCCACACACGCAAGGGTAGCGCGCTTGCATTTGACATGCACGCTCCTGTAACTTACGCCATACTCGCATCCTTCGGAGACCCGCACCTACTCATGAGCGACCTGCCTGGCGAAGACCTGATCGACTTGGCTCCATCCAAGCGCGAGCTCGCCGTCGCCGCGGAGATCGTGCGCCAGTCGCGCGAAATGCAAAAGCGCGGCGACGCCGTGACGATCCGCCGCGGCAAGGATGACACGCGCCACCTGACGCGCTCCCAAGAAGTCATGCACCGGCACTTCCAGTAGACGGAACGCTGGCCTGGCCGCTCGGTAGCCTACAGACACCACATCTCGGACGACCGCACGAGGCGCTCCCACCCTGCCACCAAGCAGGGCAGGGGGCGCCTTTCGCTTTGCGCCCCCATGCAGATGCAAGAGTCGCTCACCGATTTCAGAGGCAGCACGCGCTGGATTCATGCCCGCGAGGGATCCGGGCTGAAGTCGTATGGCCGATCCGCCTACTGGCCGGGCGGGTCCAGTGGGGTGACGCTGGATCCTGGGTTTGACCTGGGGTACCAGACGGAAGAAGGCTTGCGCAGCTATTACGACCACGTGCTGACCGAGCAGGAGCTGGCCGCTTGCGTAAGCGTCATCGGGTTACAAAGACAAGCCGCGAAAGCCGCGCTGCACAGCGACACGGACGAGGGGGAGACCTTGCGCGGGATCACGATCCCGACGGACCAGCAGCAGGCGCTCTTCGCGGTGGTCGCCAGAAGCTATTGGAAAAATATCTGCGCTCGCTTCTCGGTGCTCCGCTACAATTACACGCCTCCGCCAGTGCAAACGGCGCTCCTGTCGCTGGCCTACAACCGCGGTCCAAACAACGGCGACCTCGCCACGCTCGCCGGGCCGCTGGCGAGTGAGGCCTGGGACGAGGTGGGATGGCAAATCTCAAAGATGCAGCAGGACCACGACCTCAACGCAATCCGTCTGCGCCGCCGGCGCGAGGGGGCGCTGATCGTGCAGCCGCTGCTCACCCGCCGGACAGACACGCCTCACGGAAGCATCAGAAACGCGGCGCTTCTCAACGCGCAAGAGCGCCTGCGTTGGGTCGGCACCTACGCTGGCCCGGTAGACGGCATCTTCGGGCAAGGGACGGAAGGGGCGGTCTTCGACTTTCAGCGCCGCGAGGATCTCGAATACGTGGACGGAATGATCGGGCCGGAGACGTGGCGCGCGCTGCTTTCTTGAATAGATAACTTGTGGATCGTCGCCAAAATGAGTCCTTCGTTGCTAACGCCTATTGGACTGGTGGTAGGGGGTGTGGTGGGGTATTTTATCAAGCGCTTGGTTTCGCAAAATGACAAGACCATGAGCGAGCTCGACCAGCGCATCGAGGAGATTCACAAGCGGAGCGTCAGGCGTGACAACGAGCAGGACAACGAAATCAAAAAGCTGCGCCGAGACCTGAACCGGAATGTCGTGCGCAACAGCGACTTAGACCGCTTCGAAGACCGAATGAACCGACGCATTCAGCAAAGCCGCGAGTCAACGCTCGAACGCATCGACACGCTTGAGAAAAATGTATCGCGGCAAATCCAGACCACGCTAAGCGTCGTCAAGAAGCTCCCCGACACCGACTGATACGCGATGGAAGACCCTCCCGACATAGATCCTGCACATACGGTCGATCCCGGCGCGGCCAAAATCTCTACGCCGGACACGCTTCCTTCTCCACAAGAAAATCCCGATCCAATGGCAGACCAGCAAGGCACCCAGCAGACCAAAGAAGCCATCACCGGCGCAATCGAATTCTTGAAAGCGGCCAGCCGTGCTGGAGCGGACGGCTTCCAGATCAGCGACGCGCGAATCGTAATCACTGACCACGACATGCGGCAGGCTGTGCAGAAGGCCATCGAAGGCGGGTCGCAGATAGACGACGAGGTGGCGGACCTGTCGCCCGCGGAAGGCGTGGACGTGGCGGGCCACACGGTGACCGAGGTCCGCGACATCCTCTCCTGACCGATGGCACGCACCGACTGGCGGAAAGCGCTCGATTTCTTGGAGGCGCGCTTCTCCTCGCGCGAGGGGCTGGCGTCTTACCTTGACGCCCACCCCCGCACCGTGCGAGGGTGGGTGGAGCGCGAGTACGTCCCAGAGCTTGACATGCAGGAGGTCATCAAAGCCAAAGCCGCGCAGCTGGAGCACGAAAACAAAAAGGGGGCGGCAGCTGCGATCACTGCGAAGCAGGCACTGGAGGCAGCCTTTCGCCAAGACACGCTTGAAGAAACGCGCGTGATGATCCAGCGCGGCATCACGCGCCTCGACGAAGACATCCTCCCGACCTTCACCAGCGACGATTTTGAGTGACCTCCCCGACGGCTACGAGCGGTACTGGATCGGCGTGATATGCCACGGCGACTTGGTGCGGGAAGCGGGCACGTGGTACGATACGGAGACCGACGGCCTCGCTCGCCAGTGGGCGGGCTGCCGCGTCGAAGAGTGCGACCAAGTCGAGGCAGCAGCGCGAAGAGTAGACACCACGCCATGAGCAGCGACGCTTACGTACTGGGCCAGCCGCGCGAGAGCCGTCCGGCGATGCGCGTGCACTTGCCGGCAGGCCAGGCCGCCGACGTGGTGCTCTTCACGCACTTCGAGGACTCCTCTGGGGCGGAGCTTGACCACACGGCGTGGGGCTTTGCGGGACGTGCAGGCGAGATCGACCTGGCGGAGAACAGTGAGCTGGTCGTGGGGGCAAAGCCGCAGGCGCTGCGCCTCGTGCTGACGGCTGCGCAGGTGGAGGCGCTGGGCATAGGACAGTACCGCGCGTTCCAGCTCCGCATCACGGGGCTACGATCAGCGCCGTACTACTACCTTGACGAGGACACGAGTTACATCATCGTAGAGGACCGCCATGAGTGACGTTACAGGGGTCATTCCGGACGCCAGCGGCGTCGCCGGTCGTGCTGGCGGTGGGCAGCCGGGACCGCAGGGGCCGGAAGGTCCAGAAGGTCCGCGAGGTCCGGAGGGTCCAGAAGGTCCGCAGGGTCCGCAGGGCGAGACAGGCATCGATGCAGCTGAAGACCTACTTGACTACGACGAGTCCACGCGCACGGTGGGGATGCAGTCGGGTACCGTGCAGGCAGAGGTCCCTTACTGGAACGGCAGCACGTGGGAGTACAAGGCGTTGGCGGATGTGGCTACCAGTGGACAGCACTCTGATCTTAGCACGTCTTCAGACGACCATCACGTGAAAACAACGGCGGCTGGCAGTGTTGGGGCAGTGCAGTACAGCGACGGCTCAGGCGGGTTTTTGGGCAATAACAGCCAGCTGTATGTTGACAGCAGTTCGGGAAAAGTCGGTGTCAACACCAATTCACCACCAACTGATTTTTTCGTAGATGGAAACGTAGGTGTACGGGATCATGGTGTTAGTGGACAACAAGCGCTCAGTTTTGGAACCAATTTGTACTTTTCAGGCGCTAAACTGGCTTTATACGAAGAGGGTGACGGAAGCGGATTATACGGATTTGGTGTAACAGCTGGCAGCGTTGAATTTTATACTGGGGGGGAGCACGTGGCTTCGTACAAAAATAACGGGGACGGCTTTTATGCTGACGCAGCCACTATTGGCTCTGGCTGGCTGGAAAAAGGCCTTCCATCAGTAACACCGCCAGCGGACGGAGCAATAATCCAAGGCAACGTCGGTGTGGGAGGCGCTAACGCAGATTATGCAGTAGATATTAACGGGGCGCTTGGCTTGCGTGCAAGAGACACTGATCCAACCGATCTTGACAGTGGCGAAAGTGTGCTCTGGAACAGCACAGGTCAAGGGTCAGGAGATGACGGCGACCTGATGGCCAAAATCACCGACTCTGGAGGCACGACGAAGCTCGTGACCATTGTCTCCTTTGCCAAAGCTTAGCACTTTTTCTCCCCACTGAAACCCTTTCATGACTTTCGACAGCGACAATCAAAAGCAGACCATCGTGCAGGCGCTCGACCACTTTTACCGCGCTGTGACACAGCAGGGGCCAGATAACCATGACTCCGCATGTCAGGTGCAGCAGGTACTGCAAGACGTGCAGGCTGCTGAGGTGGAAGAGGAAGACCCTGAAGGGGGCAGCGCTGAACGTAGATGAAAGGCTTCCTCATCCCTGCCGGCACGCTCCTCGAGGCGCGGCGGCTGGGGGACTGATCCACGGCGGAGATTCTGGCAACGCGGCGACCGGTGTTGTTTTACGCACACCTTTCACGAGATTCCGGCTGTGGCTACTCTCCGATCTCGGCATCAAGTCGCTGTCGTGCAATGGCTTGCGCGGTTTAAAACACCCATGGAGGTGGTGGGCCTCGTGAAAGACGAGTTCGACATTGAGATCTCCCGGCACCAGGCAGGCTATTACGATCCGACGCGACGCACCGGAGGCGAGCCGGCGAAGAAGTGGACGGAGCTTTTTCACGAGGCGCGCGAGGCGTACATCAACGGTCGGGACAATGTGGCTATCGCTCACGAGCGCTGGCGGCTCGACCAATTGGAGGCGGGCTACCGCCGCCTCCGTCAGGATGACCCAGAAGCGGCGGCGGCGCTCTTGGAGCAGGCGGCGAAAGAGACCGGTGGCAAGTATACGAATGAGCAAAAGCATGAGCACAGCGGTGAGGTCGGTGTAAAGCGCGTCGGATACCCCGAAGAGGTGCCTGATCCTGACGATGACTAAAGACCTCGACCTACAAACGACGTGGATCGGCACAGTCACGCTCGCGTGGCTGACCGAGCCGAAGGCTCCTCGCATGCTCGTGCACAAGGGCGGCACCAGGTCGGGCAAGACCTACAACGCTTGCATCGCGTGGGCCGACTACCTCACCAGCGAAGGGCAGGGCGAAACGCTGTCGCTTGTGCGCGCCACGCTGCCCGCATTGAAGGCCTCCATTCTGTCGGATATGGTGGAGGTGCTGCGCGCGATGGGCCTTTACACGGAAGCGCGCCACAACAAGACGGACAAGATCATTGATCTGCCAGGCGGGGCGCGGATCGACTATTTCTCCACCGACGACGAGCAAAAGGTACACGGGCGCAGCCGCGATCACTTGTGGGGCAACGAGGCGAACGAAATCCCGCTTCCGGCGTGGCGCCAGCTCGTGCTTCGCACGCGGCATCGGTTGATGCTTGATTTCAACCCGAGCTTTCAGCCGGGGCACTGGATCAATGAAGAATACGGTGGATCGGGTGATGCGATCTGGTATACGTCCACCTACACCGACAATCCGCACTTGACAGATGAGCAGCGCCGCGAGATTGAAAGCCTGAAGGAGAAAGACCCGTGGGCGTGGGAGGTCTACGGGCTGGGCAAGCAGGCGCGCCCGGCGGCGGCGATCTACCACGACGTGAAGCCGCTCGGAGAGTGGGCGGGGGGGGGCAAGCCGGTTCTCGGCCTTGACTTTGGATACAACGACCCGATGAGCCTGTGCCGCGTGCGCCGCCAAGATGCGGAGGGGCAACCGCGCCTCAAGGTGCAGGCGCTTTTGCACGAGAGCCATCTGACGACGCAGGATCTCGTGGATACTCTGCCCGAGTTGGACATCGATCAAGACGAGAAGATCATATGCGACTCCGCGGAGCCGGACCGGATCGAAGTCTTGCAGCGCGCTGGGTACGACGCGCGCCCAGCCAAGAAAGGCAAGGGCAGCGTCAAAAGTGGAATCGACCTCGTGAAGCAGCACGCGCTTCGCGTTGGCGGTCCGGCAGGAGCGAAGGCGCGGCAAGAGTTTCAGAACTACCGTTGGCGACGGCATCGCGGCACGGATGCGCTGATGGACGAGCCGGAGGATGGCGATGACCACGCGCCCGACGCGGTACGCTACGCCCTCACCGAACTGATGCTGGGACGGGGAGGCCTTCCCGACAGTCCGCAGTCTCACGTATTCAACCCCTTAGCTTGACATGTCCCCCGAAGACATCACGTACAGCGAGGCGCAAAACTTTGTCTCGGCGCCGGAGTGGGTTGATCAAAACCGCCGCCTCATTGGCCGCCACTTCGACGAGGACGGACAGCAGGGCGGCGACGTAGACCACTGGCAAGGTGGCGACGGCTACACGGGACGTCAGCCCTCACAAGGGGCGAAGGGGCGTGACGTGTACATGGCCGCTTTGGAGGAGGCGTATATCACTGAAGATCTCGCCAGCGACGTGACGAGTCACCGCGTAAGTGGCGTCGTGGGCAAGGCGCCGAATTGGGGTTTTCGTCTCGAAGGCGAGGAGCCGACGCCCGAAGAGCAGGAGCGACAGGAAGCAATGGAGGACTGGTGGGAGCAGAAGGAGGTCGGGCAAGCGCTGGTGGACTTTGCTACGGCGCTGACGACGGAGGCAGAGACGTTCTTTCGCATCCGTCTGACGGGCCTCGGCGAAGATGGGAGCGTAGAAGCAGACAGCCCCGAAGAGGCGCTTGACCACATTCATCTTGAGCAGGCCGGGCGTGACGAGGCGACGGTGTATACTGACGAGGAGACGTTGCAAAGGGTCGGCATCTTCGTCACGGAACTCGAGGACGGCGACCGGGCCGAATTGACCTACTTGGACGAAGAAGGACGCACGGTCCTACGCATCGAAGACGAGCCGCAGAAGGAGGGAAAGATCACGATAGAACTTGGTGAAACGACCGACGAGGATCGTGATGAAGTGATGGGGACGCCAGTAGACCTCGGGGGGCGGCTTTTGATGCATGGGCAGCGCGGGCGACTAGTGCTTTCCGAGTCGGTGCGATCAAATCAGTTCAGCCTAAACACCAAGCGGACTTGGATTGAGATTGTCGACGAGAAGGCCGGCTTCCCCGAGCTGCATCTTGTCGACATTGAAGCGCCGCGCGACGAGGAGGGAAACCCCGCGCAGCCGGAGCGCGGGCCGGGCACGATCCAGTACCACGTATCTATCCCGAGCGAATCGGAGGGAACGCAAGGGGTGGAAGACCGCAGCCCCTCGCCGAATGTGAATGAGATCGGTGCAGCGGACACGTCGAACCTGCGCGACGATTGCCAAGAGGCACGCGTGAGTATTTTTCGCGGCGCGAAGCAACTGCACCGCTTGATAAGCGGAGACGCGACCGCCTCGGCAGAGAGCCGCATCCAAGCGCGGGCCGACTTCGTGCAGGACCTTCGGCAACTCAAGGGCAAGATCGACCAAGCGGGGAAGTGGATGCTGGAGACCGTGTGGGCGTTGGCCGAAGCGCTGGCGGGGGAAGAGCGTGGCGGGGCGGTGGCGGAATTCGACTGCATTTTGGACCCCGGCCCGCTCACGGCAGACGAGCGGCACGCGATGCGAGAAGACGTGAAAGAAGGCACGCTGTCGCTGAAGCGCTATCTATCGCAGATCGGTGTAGATGACCCCGACGCGGAGATCAAGCGCATCCGCGAAGAGCAGCAGGACCCGATCACGAAGGGACAAGCGCAGACGGCGCAAGTCATAGACAGCGTGGCTGCTGGACAGTTCTACCGCCGCCAGCAGGGGAGCGCAGAAGACGTCGAGCGCCAAGCAAGTGAGCGCGGGGAGGGGGTGTAGGCTATGGATGAGCAAGACTTCCGCGACATGACGGCCCGGATGGTCGACGCGGGCAAAATCACCGAAGAGGAGCGCCAGCAGCTTCTTGAAGCGTACGCAACTGGTGAGATTACCGCGGAGGACTTGCCGCTGGCGATGGAAGAGTTTTCCACGTCACTCTTGGATGCCTTGATGCTGGCGGCAGTGCTGGAATGGTTGCTGCGCGAGGAAGACGATTCGGGCGGTCTTGTGCTTCCCGCTGGCAAGAGCGCAAAGGACCTCGCGCGGTGGGCAGCAAGTCTGCGCCAAACCGCGATACAGCGGCAACGTGAGGCCGCTGACGGTTCTGATAAGATCACGGATCGCACCGCTGAACACTGGGAGGAACAGGTTGACCGCTTGCGGACCCGCTACCAATTGATTGGCGGCCCCTCCCGAGACGAGGCGGACCAAGAGACGCATGAGGAAGCGCGAGAAGAAGCAAACGAAATCCTTAAAGGGCTTTCCTTCCAGCACAAGCGGCGCCTTGCGCGGGACTTCGTGGACTTCTTCCATCAAGAAGCAAATCAGCGCACAGAGCAATATCTGTTCGGCGACTTTGATGATGGCCTGCGCCGCTGGCAGGTAGCGATGCGCGAGGCAATGCGCGATGACCTCATGGCGATGGCGGCGGCGGGTAAGGGGCACCCTCTACACGAAGACGATCTGAACCGATTGGGGCGCGTCTGGAGGCGCCAGCAGTCTCATCTCCAACGATTCGCCGAGGAGATCGCGGCGCGGCGCGAGGCAGGCAATCCCATGACGGAGAAGCAGATCAAAGCGCGGGCGCGGATGTACGCGGGTGCGGAGTACAGCGCGTTTTGGCGCTTCGCCAGCGAGGAAAAAGGACAAGGGTGGGTGGTTGACTGGCACAGCCAAGACGACGGCGGCGTCTGCCTTACGCCGGGGCACATGGTTCAAACGCCCGAGGGCGAAAAGGCGATTGAACATGTTGAGGTAGGCGACCAGCTCAAAACCGGCACGGGTGATTATAGCCGCGTCACGAAAACATGGGAGCGCCTTGTTGAAAAAACCGTCACTATTTCGGCAGGCGACACGGAGGTCACGGTTACGAAAGACCACCCTATTTTAGTTGAACGCGAGGGCGAGTTGCTTTGGGCCGATGCTGGCACCATCACTACCGAGGATTTCGTGTTCCTCCAAGATCGGGACAAGCCAGTTGGCGGCGGCAGTTTTGCGGACGGCGGGACCGTGAAGCCGAGCAAGCTTGAACCCTTTGCGTTCGGCAAAGAGGGTTTTCCGCTTGTCCGCTTTTTTCACGCGGTCCAATCCATGCCAGTAAACCCCGTCAACTTCAATAAGCAACGAGGCGGCGGGCAAGTAGAAGTCGAAAAGAAAGGGTTTGCCTTTGGCTCGCTGGATAGAAAACTCCTGCCGGAAAGCGACTCCAATTTCTTCAAGCGCCTCGCGCGTCTTCCGTTCGATGTCCGTTTCCCCGTCGTAGGAACGATAGCAACGGAAACAGCAGAAGATGCCCCGCCCCTCTTTTTTGAACTTGCCCGGCGTGACGCGAAAGTCATCTCCACAGTTACGGCACTCAACAATGTGGGGCGGGCGGCGGCAGGTTTCGGAGCAGTAATGCCGATTGTTGCCCCTGTTCACTGCCTTCGTAATCGGGAATTGAGTGCCGCAACGCTCGCAATCCTTGTAAATCGTATTTGCTCTGCTGCATTCAATAGAGCAATGCGTGTAACGGTCGGCAGTGGATTTCGAGACGGTGAAGTCTTCTCCGCACTCGGGGCAATTCTTGGTCACTCTTCCGAAAGCATACCGACACTCGGAACAGCAAAATGTTGGGTCACGAGTGATTTTATGGGTGAAAGCCTCACCACAGTTCTTGCACTTCGTCTCGACGCGCTTGACGACGTTGCCGCAGTCTCTTTCCCTTTTGCTCGCCGCGCAACTCCGGCACCGATAATTTTCGGGCAGAGTGTTCTTGCTTTTCAGCTTGTTCTCCGCGCCGCAGTCAATACAAGTGTAAACACCGTCCCTCGGGTATTTGCGCTGCTTCTCATCACGTTTCTTGCAAGCACAACTGCGGCATCGATATTCGTCGTATTTGCCGTTACGCGGGTGTTTGAGAGTGTTCACCTTCCCGCAATCAACACAGGTGTAACTGGGCATCAGAACCGCTCTCGTTTGGAGCGTTTAGCTTCAAACAATGTACGATCCAACGTTCACAATGTTGCGGTAAACAGTTACGAGGGAAAGGTTTACGACGTATCGCTGGAAGACGGTCACGACTTTTACGCTGAGGGCATGGTGGTGCATAATTGCCCCAATTGCCTGACCGCGGACAAAACGATGAGCCCCTTTCCGGCCGGCTACCCGCACCCTGTGCCGGGCTCCCCTTGGTGCCGAGGCGGAGGCGCGTGCCGGTGTTGGCTCACCTTCTCATTCGACCCCGAGGCGTTCGTGGAGGCGGAAAGCCGCTGGGAGGAGCGCGGAGAGCAACGCCGCCGCGAATACTATGACGTGATGCGCACCGACCCGCTTCTCAACATGGACGCTGGCGGCGTCGTGACAGCGAGTGGGCAGGGACGCCGGATGAACTGACTTTTCTCGTTGGAACGGGCTACAATCTTTTGATGGAAGCTGACGCATGAGCGAGCAGCAAGCCACATACGACCCGGAAGGCAGCGTTGCCGTCTCCGACGACACGGCGGCGCTGGTCGTGGTGTGGCGCGGGTGGACTGACGAGGAGCGCCGGAAGCTGCGCGAGCAAGTTCAGCACATGGACGACCGCCGTCGCGCCCGCCAGCTCTTTCGCCAGTATTACCAGCAGTATGACCGCAAATCTCGGGCGTACGAGGAGGCCGCCCGCGAGACGCCGTTCAGCACTCGCACGGTGCGCCGCATCGTCGAAGAGGCCCGCCTGGAAGCGGCATCTTGTCCAGAGAGTGGACAGTGAGCCTTGTATTTTGTCCACGGGTTGGCCAACCTCTTACACATTTTGCCGGGTATCAGTAGCCGAGCGCTTCCGAGAGGGGCGCTCGGCTCTTCTATTTCGCGGCAAGGCCGCACTCACAACTCACAAGGTGACATGAGCGACGACGATGACCAAGAGCAGACCAGCGACGACTCCCAGCAGCAGCCCCCGCAGGCTCCGCTTCCGGATGACGTGCTGGACGGGCTGCGCAACCTCGTCGAAGGCAAGGCCGACGGCGACAAGGATAACGCGCTACGCCTTCTTTACAACGACAACAAGAACCTGCGCGACGCCAACCGCCGGCTCAAAGAAGAGCAGCCAGGCGACGGCGCTGTGGTCTTGACGGGCGACGAGGCCGAGCGTTACCAGAGCCTCGAAGGCACCGAAGACGCCGAGCCGCTTGAAGCGCTTGAAACCCGAGCGGAGGAAAACGCCGGCGCGCAAGAGCGCCTGCAAGAGCTGGAGCGCAAGGAGACGCTTCGCACCGTCGCCGACGCCGCCGGCATCACCAACCTCGATGCTTTCAAGGGCATCACCAACGGCGAGGTCTTCGAGGTGCGCGAAGAGACTGGCGAAGAGGGCGAGGCCGTCCAGCGCGCTTACGTAGCCCCCGACGAGGAGACCGACGCCGTACCGCTTGAAGACTACGATCCGTTCGAGCCTTACCACGCCTCCCTTTTTGGGGAACAGCAGTCCGAAGAGCAGGAGAGCGACGCGCCGACATTTCCGGAGCAGAAGCCGGGTGGGAATCCTCCGAGCGACGGCGTGACGAAAGAGGAAATTCGACAGCGCAAAGCCGAGAGCGGAGCGTATCGCCTCTGACGATTCGTAGCATTCACCAGAGATCTTTTCTACCAACCCGCACCTGTCATGTCTCTTGTAGCACGCAGCTCCGACGCCAGCCTTGACGCCTCCAGCGGTGCGCAGGCGGCCCCCATTTCTGGCAACCTCTACGCCGGGGAAGACCTCGACCGCGTGAGCGTCTGTCGCATCGACTCGGACGGCAAGGTCTACATGTCGAACGGGTCCGCCGACGACCCCAACGCGAAAGTGCATGGCATCGTCAACCGGCCGGCCAATGAAGGCGAGCCGGTCACGCTCTACCCGCCGGACACGCGCTTCGGCTACTCCGAAGGCAACCTGACGCCGGGGCAAGCGCTCTTCTTGGCGACCACGTCGGGGCGTCTGGACGACTCGTCTACCACCGGCGGGCAAAACCCCATTGCGCACGCGGTGGGCGAGAGCGACATCGTGTTCGCCGCCAAGAACCTGTAACTGACAGAATCCTTCTTCTTTCTTCGCACCACATCTGCTGAAACGCCATGGCCCAGCAAACTGGCATTCTCACGATTGAGGACCTGCTTTCCGTCGAAACGCAGTCGATCCTCGACTACGGATACGACCAGGTCGCCGAGGCGATCACCACCGAGCTCGAAGCCCACAACGAACAGATGATGGGCATGGTCGAGATGCTCGCCACGCCCACGACCGAAAACGTCGATACCTACGGCGGAGGCGGGGGCGGCGAGATGCAGGAGGTCGATCAGGAGGGCCGCGCGCCGACGCAGAAGACGAAGGGATTCAGTCCGGTCGCCTATCCGCTGCGCAAGTTTCAGTTCAACATCGGCTGGACGAACAACTTCATGCGCACCGCCTCGCCCGCTGACATCGCCCGGCAGACGCAGAACGCCGAGGGGCGCCACCGCGCGAAGGTGATCGAGCAGATCAAGAAGGCCCTGTACGGGTCGTCCAACTACACCTTCAACGACTTCCTCGTCAACAACCTCGACCTGTCGGTCAAGCGTCTCGTCAACGCCGACGGCGAGGTGATCCCGCCCGGCACGAACGGCGACTCCTTCGACAACACCACGCACACCCACTACGACGGGATCGACTGGAGCGGCGCGACGTCGAGCGAAAAGAATGGGGCCGTGGAGAAGCTCGTGGACGACGTGATCGAACATGGTCACGGAGACACGCCCATCGTCGTGATTGCCCGTGGCGACGAGTCGAAGGTTAAGGACTTGGACGACTTCGAGCCTTACAAGCCGGTCCAGATCATGCGCGGTGACGCGAGCGATCACGCTACCGGGACGCTGCGCACTGACAACCTCTACAACCGCGCCATTGGGGTGCTCTCTTCCAATGGGGCCGAGGTGTGGGTCAAGCCGTGGGCGGTGACGAACTACATGCTGTGCACCGATCTCGGCGCGAGCTCCGACGAGAAGCCGCTGAAGTTCCGCCAGCGCGATCAGTCAAGCGCGCAGGGACTCCAGATGCAGGCGCTGATCGAGGCGTACCCCATCACCGCCGAAATCATGGAGGCGGAGTTCGGCTTCGGAGTTCACCAGCGCACCAACGGGGCGATCCTCTACCTCGGAAACTCGACGTATCAGGACCCCAGCTTTGCTTGATTCTCCGCACTGAAGCTCTCTTCCACTAACTCAACCTCTTAAATCATGGCTGAAGCGAAGCAGAAAGGCGGCTTTTACCTTGACGCGAACGGCAACCCGCAGGACGCCGAGGGCAATGAAGTCGAACCGACATATGAGGCGACCACGTCAGCGCAGAAGCTCGCCGACGAGGAGGGGGTGGACCTTTTCGAACTTGACGAAGGCGAGAAGATCACCAAGAGCGACGTGGAAGACGCGCTCCCGGATGACGAGGAGGAGGAGTGACCGATGGCCGAAAGCGACACACAAGCCCTTGCCCAGAGCCTGCTGGGCGAGAATGGTGGGCACATCTACCGCAAGCACTTCTCTGGCCTCGAAGATCTTGACCACCAGCTCGTGGCGTGGGTAGGGGCGGCTCCCGCCGACCTCTCCGACGACGCGACGCGGACTTACGCCTACTGGCGCGCTTTCGACTGGCGAGCAGAGCACGCGGCGCACGAACCAGCCATGCACTCCGTCAACGCGGTAGGTTCCGAGCAAACGACCCAAGACCAACGCGAAAAATGGCGACGCAAACGGGATTATTGGTGGGCCGAATACGAGCGTCGCAAAAAAGACGACGGCACTGACGCGGGCCGGGCCGCACGTTCGCAAAGCGTCCCAAGTCAAGTCAGTTGGGTGTAGACTTTTTCGACAACACCTATTGCCCCATGCCTTCAATCATTGACCGCGCCAAAGGCGCCAACGGGCTCTTTGATTTGCGCAAAGAGCAGTTCAATGCAGAGGTGCGCCCGGTTGTCACAACGACGACCTACGAATACGGCGAGGAGGTCACGACGGAGGAACTGGGCGACCCGCTGCCCTGCTGGATTGACTTTCGGAGCGGGGCGGAGCGCATTGAAGGAGGCGGTTTAGAGCAAGACCAAAGCGGGGTCGTTCAGCTTGACTATGCGGCGGCCCGTGAGGCCGGGATCGGCGCTGATGACACGCTCGAACACCGAGGCGAACGGCTCTACTGTCACTCCACAAAAGACCTTCACCAGGCCGGCGAGATCCTCGAAGTCACCGTGACGCGCACAAGCGAGGAGGTGCAAGCATGAGAGCACACGGAGTGCCCGAAGCGACTGATATGATTGACGACTACACCGCGGCGGTTCTTCGCGGAGTGCGTGTGCTCGTCGAAGAGTACGCTTACCGGCTCGTCAGGTTGGCAAAACTCCGCGTCCCGGTCGATACGGGAGACTTGCGGAGCAGCATCAAGTCGCGCCTTACGAAGACAGCCGACAAGGTCGTCGCCGCCGTGACGGCAGGACAAGGGCTGCCCGAGCCTGACCTTGCGGCTTGGGTCGAGTTCGGGACGGGGCCGAACGTTGAGGTGAACGACTTCCTTGCTGGACTCGAATCCTACGCGATGCAGTTTTACCGCACCGGCAAGGGGACGATGCAGCCGCAACCGTACCTATTCAACTCCTTTGAGCAGATCTGGCGGGACTTCGTGAGCGACGTTGACCATCTGGCCCAAACGGGGGAGGTGCCGACGTGAAAAGCGCTGATTGGTCACTAAACCGCGCCATTTTCGATGCTATCAAGAGCAGGCTTGAATCCTCCTCTACGTTCGCCTCAGGCATTATCCGCCAAGCGATTCCCGAGACGCCCGAGAGCGACGACCTCATCGTTCTGCTTTCGGAGACGGAGACGGAAACGCGCCCCCACAAGTACAGCTCGCACAGCGGCAACACGCAGACGGTGCGTTGCTTTGCGCCGCGCAAGTCACGCGCGAAGCAGATGGCGGCTCTGGTGATCGATGCCTGCACTTCGACGAAGCTCGACTTGACCCGCTTCGGCTTTCGCCTCAAAGAGAAACTCCAAGTCGACATGAACGAGCCAGTCAACCAGACGACCTCGACGGGCAAAGACTTTTCGCAAGTCGTTCGCCTACGCGGCCCCGTTCAGCCGATTGCGTGATCTCACTAACTTGACTCTTTCAGCACCATGGCCCAGCTTTCCGCTTCCGAGCCCGCTTTGAGCGGTACGACGATTCCTTTTTCAGCTGCTTCCTCCGGCGGGGATACCGTCAAGAGCCAAGACGGCCTGCTCGTTGCCGTGCGCAACGATGACACGGCGGGCAAGACCGTCACGATTGCCAGCCAGGTAGCCGCTTCGCCGGGCGTCCAACCCGCGGACGTTGACGTGAATGTGGCCGCTGGTGACGTGGCCGTGATTCCCGTGGGCGGGAACAACCGCTTTGCCGACAACGACGGGCTCGTGCAGATCACCTACAGCGCGACGACGTCCGTAGAGGTCGCTGCAATGCTCGTTTGACCTTTCGCCACCGCTTTTCTCCTGAATCTCCAAGCAAAACGCCATGCCGAAGCCCGACCAAAGTGAGACCCCAACACTTTCAGCTCGCAACGAAGTCTTGTACGTGAGTGATACCGCGCCGCCGGGCGGCGGCGAAACGGACCCGACCAACTACACGGTCGTGGGGCTCCCGCAGGAGACGCCCCTCTCAAGCGAGCGCGAAGAGATTCGGGGGTCGAACAAGCTTCAGACGTTCGGAAGCGTCCACCTCGGCGACGGCAATTTTTCGATGGACCTGACGTGCGAGCGCCCGGTCGAGCAAGATAGTGGGCAGGCGATGATTCGCGAAAACCATTTCGCCGACCCGGCGCCAAATCTGCACTTCCTGCTCCTGACGTTCGACGACGGCGGCACGGCAGTCGAAGCGGTCTGGGGAGCAATCAAGGTGTCAAGCTATGAGCGCGGGTCGTCAAACAACGAGGTGGCGACGTTCTCCTCGACCCTTGCGGGCGATCTTGCGCCGACGTTCGAGGACAATCCTTGATGTTTGAGGCCTTTCTCTCTCCTAACAAAGAATATTTCCGATGGCTGACCAAGTCGAAGACATTCTACGCGAGAAGCCGGAGTACCGCACGATTGATTTTGCAGGCGAGGAGCGCGAGTTCATGCTCGGCGACTACGCGCTTCGGAAAGCCAAAGAGAACGGCGTGGACGGCTTTGCGGCCTTGCAGGACGTGATGCCCGAAGAAGGCGAGCAGCCTCGCATGGACATAGGGATTATCACGTCAATCACCGATCTGGTCTACACGGGGATGCTTCCCTTCAAGGAAACAGCGATGGACCACGAGATGGTATCGGTGCACATGAGCATGGCCGAAGCGGTGCGACTCCAAGAGACCGTCATGGAGGGAATGCCGGGTCAGGAGGAGGCTTCCGAAGGCAGCGAAGCAAATGAAGGCAGCGAAGCAAAAAAATGACGGCGGCGCGGCTCCGCCGTGAAGTGTTGGCCACCGCGCCGTCGCTGGCTGGCCAGGTGTGGACCCTGTCGCTGGGGGAAATGATGCATGTGCGGTCGGCGCAGAGGCTTCGCGAGGAGCGCCGCGCCGAGCGCCGTGAGGCGCGCTTCTACGACATGCTCAACGCGATGGGACACGCTGTGACCATCGGCGTAAACCGCGCTCTTGACGGGGAGCCGTGGGAGCCGATCGAGCCGCCGGAGGAGGAAAAGCCCGAAGAGGAGGTTCCCTTCGATGAGCGGTGGCAAGCGATTCGAGAGATGGAAGCGCAATACGTACGCAGGCTATACAACGAGGATTAGAGAATGCCTGAGCAAGGGATCGGCGTCAATTTGTCGGTAGACAAGCTGCGCGGCTTCGCGCGCAGAATGGAGAAGGCCGCCGAAAACGTGCAGGAGTTTGGCAATCAGGCGACCACTTCAATGACGCAAGCGTCTTTTGCTATGGGGCGCGCGGAGGAGGCGGCGGAGGATCTTAGCAAGAGGACCCGTCGCGCCGCAAAGCCGCTTGCTACCCTCGCCAAAACAGCGACCGGGACGACGGTTGCAATGACGGGCTTGGCGACCACCGCAGCCGGAATCGGGACCGCGGTCGCCGGGGCCGCGGCAGGCGCCGCAGGCGGCTTCGCCACCATCGGCGTGATCGCCTCGGCTACGAAGGATGACGTGCAGCAGACGTTCAAGGGCTTGGGGCAGCAGATCTCGGCGACGTTCAAGCGAATCACCGGCCCGATCGACGAGGCCCTCACGCACGTGGCTCGCGTGGCCAGCGGCACGCTCGGCGCGCTGGAGGGACAGTTTGCAGACGCCTTCCAGACGGTCGGCCCCTACATCGAGACGGCCGCAGACACGCTCTCTCGCTTCGCGCAGACGGTCATGCCGGCGGCGGTGCGCATCACGAAGGCGGCCGCGCCAGTAGTGGACGCGGTCGCGCGCGGCTTCGACACGCTCGGGCAGGGGCTGGCCGGCTTCCTCGATGGCCTCCAGCAAGGGATGTCTGGCGCCGCGACGACCGTCGAAGCGCTCTTTGGCGCGTTGGGGCGGCTCCTACCCGTCTTGGGCGACGTGATGGGCTCCATCTCGCAGGCGGCTGAGATGCTGGGGCCGGCCTTCGCAGATGCGTTCACGGAGCTCACGACGGTCGTGTTGCGCTTTCTGGAGGCCGCCATCGTGCCGCTCGCCCCGCACATCGCCACCGTCGTGGAGGGCTTCACGTCGTTCATGCAGACCATTCGGGAGAGCGTCGGGCCGGTCGCCGCATTTGCGTCCGTCGCTCTGCCGCTGGCAGGCCTCTTCGCTGGCCTGACGTCGGCGATCTCTCCGGTGACGCTCGCGGTAACGGCGCTTGGCGCCGCGGCGATGACGTTGTACAACAACTGGAACCGCGTCGTCGGTGTGTTGAAGCGCAACAAAGCGGCCGCCGTCGCGCTTGGCGGAGCCCTTGCGGGCACGCTGCCGGTCGCCATGTCGTCAATCGCGTCGGTGATTACGTCAAGCGTGATCCCCGCGATCACGTCGGCGACGGCTGGGGTATGGAGCTTTGTTGCAGCGGCGGCACCGTGGGCAGCGGCGGCGGGCGCCATTGCGGGGTCGGTGTACCTGATCTACGACAACTGGAGTGGGATCACCTCTTTCCTTTCAAAGCTTTGGCAGGGAGCTAAAAATATCATCTGGGGCGCAAAGGAAGCCATCGTCGGCACCTTTGACAAGATGTGGACGAAAGTTCAGCAGCGGTTCGTGGTGGCGGCGAAAAATCTTTTGGACCCGCTCGGTGACATCGCGGAAGCGTTCGGCGCGAGCGGCATTGCTGGAAGCATCAAGGGGATGCAGGACAGCCTTGAAAACATGGTGCCCGCGGGAGCGATGAGTAAAGCTGAGGCACGGGTCACGAAGGGCGTGGAAGCGATGCGCCAAGAGGTGATCGGCGGTGCGGAGGCGATGCGGGCGGGTCTTGGGTCGGCGCTTGACGCGGGCAGCGACCTGCTGGGCAAGGCGAAGAGCTTGGGAAGCGATCTCGCTTCGACGCTGAAGGGCGGCTTTGACAGCGCGATGAGCGGGGGCTTGATGAAGGGCGTGCTCGGCGGTGGGGGTATGGGGGTGCCGAAAAAGAACGTGCCGACGTTGGGACTCAATGCTGCTGGAATCAAACGAGCGGCCGAGCAAGGGCAAATCGCTCTTGACGGTTTGAAAGCCAAAGCGCTTGACACCGCGGAAGCATTGGACGAGGCTTTTCATGGGGTCGCTACTTCCACGCCGGAGGTAAAGCCGTTTCAGGATCTCGCGGCGCATCTGGACGTGACGGTGAAGCAGGCCCAACGCTATGCGCCGAAGGTGCGTGAGGCGCTGATGCAGATCCCTGATGCCACGAAGGAAATGGCAGACGAGATGCAGCGCACGTTCAAGCGCGTGCGCGGCGCTCTGCAGGGATTCTTGAGGGATACGGTGACGGATACGGTGAAGACTGCCGCGTCTGGACTGGGCAAAATGTTTGCGCAGGCGTTCGGGGCCATGACGAAGCAGCAAGAGCGCCTCAAGCAGCGTATCAAATCGACGCAGGCAAAGCTCAGCGAGGCGTTGGCAGAGGGGGCCTCAGATCAAGTGTCGCGTCTGAAAGATCAATTGGCGCGGCTTCGCCAAGAATTTGAGCAGTCGCAAGTGGGTCTCGCTGACATCGGCCGAAACCTACTCGAAACGCTTGCGGGCGCACTGGAAAAGTTGGGAGGCATTCTGATAGGTGCTGGGACAGCTTTTGCCGTTTTGGGGCCCTCAATCGGTGGAGTAGAAGGTTTGATTGACGCGATCATCGGCAACCCGCTCGGGTCAATCACGGCGGGGACCCTGCTGACCGG